TCACATGCAGGGAAACAGAAGATCCTCGGCAGCGTATGTACTTCTACATCTCCTGAATTTGCTGGTTTGATAAATGCTCCCGCAGTAGAACTTTTCAAAACCTCCATGCTCTCTGCATCGAAATTGTGTCCATTGTCAGTCACCAGACTTGACATAATGCCGGTATACTCTTGGTGTAACATTTCCATAGCTTTCTGCGTTTTCCCCGGACCAGTATATTCAGCCATTAACCATTGCTTTGTGCCAGAGCCAGCTATACTTACTGCGTAAATCATATTTTGTTCAGAAACAAACACAAAATTCTCATATGGTACATCGTACTTTCCATTTTGGCTGATAACTCTCATTCTTCAACCTCCTCGTCATTCGGCATCCGGAATAATTCGAAATTTTGGTCTGCTACATACTCATCGAACAGTTCTTTCGGATTTCCATATGAATTCAGCTTCAATAATTGAAACATTCTGTAGCATTCCCAAATCCA